TTTTTTTTCGTCCTTTAGAAGACACCAAGTCTTCAAAAGGAGGTTACAGACGTAACCACTCACATCTATTAAGTATATGTGAGCCGAGATGGGAAGAAAAAGAAACCTTGTTATAGTATATGACTTGTTTTTGAGTATCTAACTGTCAGTCTAGTGCCCAATTAAGATAAATACCTCTATAAATTATGAAAAGAAAGGGTCAACGGCCTGTTCTAGGAGTCTAACCTAGTAACTTTCAATTCACAAATGTATATAAGTAGATTCATTGGCCATCTATTTTTCGGTCTTATATGAATTTCTATTTGTGTATATTATGAACTCCCAATGCTCACCTTCAGCCGCAGCCTTATCAGTAAGATTCATCGGTCTCCTTTACGGTAGTTTAAACCTCATAATATCAACTACACATAAGATATAGTAATGACAATTATATAAAAAGTACTTTAATCTCATCTAATTTGGAAATTTATATTTAGATATTTATTTATGTATTTTTTTAAATTTGGTGAAATTTTATATTTTTATATTTTTAATGAATTTTTTTAGATTTTTATAATTGGATTTCAATATATAGTTTATGTAAAAATAAAGAATTATTGGAATTAAGTATATATTTAAAAGAATTTGGTAACGGCAGATTGTACAATGTTATTACTATAATTGTAGGATCCATCCTGAACTGGAATAATGGACCATCTGACCCAGAAGGGAAGGATTGGATAAGTATGAAAAGATTTAATATCTTCATTTATATACTAAAACTCAGTTAATTGATTACCAGTTGGGGCAAAGCCGGAATAAGCTTTGACCATTCTAATAACCCTTTCATCACAAAGGAAATCAAGAATTTTACCTGCATCATACCAACCTTTATTAGGTTTTGGTGCATCAGCAACATATTGATTTGCACTTGATGAAACTAATTGAGCTATACCCTCTAAATGTTGAATAAAATCTATATCAAGAATATTTGTACTGGCCGGAGCACCCGTTACAACAACTAAAGTGATGTTAAAACCTTCACAGTCATTTGTTGTCATGGATGTATCTATAGTAGTTTCAGTACCTGTTGAAGAATTATAGACAGCATAATTACCACCAATTTGTGTGGCAGATATACCATCTTGTCCAGCTGGAGTACAGTTCTTAAAAGGAAAAGCAGCTTCACTAATTGGTTTATTAATAGCAATGATTTCATTGTCTAATAAATTAGTTAATGTAGCTTCTTGTGCATCAAAATAATTGAGTGAGTTAGTTGGAATACCCCCAGTACCAGTTGGTGTTATACCAACAAGAGACTGAAGGATATTAGAACCAGCTCCAACTACTAAATTTAAAGAATTCCAACCTGGCATTACGGCTTTTGCAGGAACATTTGCTACAATGATTTTACCAGTTGAGGTAAGTGGAGTAAGGAGTGATTTTATTTTCAAACCTGAAACCACCTGCCTATAAGACTGATAATCAGAGTACATTTGTGATGGAGTTGATGTATAATATACAGGAGGATTAGCTCCGTAACCTGTAAAAGGTACATCAACGGCAGAGCCATTACCAGTCCAAAGAGTGTGGAAAGGACCACCAAACCAAACAAAACTGGCACCGCCAGTCGCATCAGACTTGATAGTGAATGTACCTCTTTGGTGAACAGGTATTGTAGTATAAGAATTAAAATCTGGAATTCGAGCACCATAAGCCTCGCGGCAAAATGGATTTCGGACAGCCATGAAAAATTTCTTTGAGTCGGAGTTACCATTTGAAGGAAGTCTTCGGATTGACTGAGAATTACTTTGATGATTAGGATTTTTAGAACCTTTTTTGTTCTTTTTCTTTCCTTTCTTATTATTACTTTGCTTTTGTTTACTTGCTAAATTTAATAAATTCTTTAATTGGCCAGCTAAAACTAGTTGGCTATTATTTGAATTTTTATTTTTACTTTTATTTGTCATTTATTATTATTAAAACCCACGATAAAGATATGATTTATGAATACTCTAGTATGGGATGCCTACGAGTAGTAGCGACTATACATTATATTCAAATTAACTCGTATCCGTGTAGTCTGTTGGCATTTGGTTTAGCACGGAAGTATTAAGGTCTGGAACCACCGTTTTGGATACTTAAGAATATAACCCCATATGTGAACCTAATTCAATGGAGGGATGATTGGATAGTCCAATCCTCCGACCAAATCCACAATGAAATCATCAGAAATAATTTGATTATAAAAAAATTCTTTTTTTTGAAACATATCAAAATCTAGAATTCGTTTATAACCCTGGGAAGATTGGTTATTGATATAAGACAACATTTTTTTATAGGTTGATTTTTTTGGTATTGAGACCTTCTCAATCTCATTATTAAGAAAATCATCAAACATTATTAAACCTTTTACTAAAGGTTTATTTCTATAAAAAATTCTTTTATCATTTATATCAATAACAAACTTTTCATGTGGATTTTTATTGAAAAATTCTAAAACACGTTCATTTTTTGTCAACAAATACCCCTCACTTGAAGGAACATATTTATTTATTTTGTTCTTCTTCAGTAAAAGTTTTTTTATAGGGTGTTCTTGGTCTTTACCTTGACAATCTCCTATAAAGTAACCATTGTTGATAAAATAGCCCCATGATTTTTGTTTGAACGTGAAATTAGGTTCAACACCATCAATTAAATTAGCTCCTAAAGAACCAAAGAAGTCGGAACCAAAAAGATTCCAGTAACCTGGTTTTTTAGTGAATGACTTTGTTGCTAATTTAATTTCCTCCAGATTATAATGTATGAATCGATTAAAAGTTCTAACTTTATTAAAAGAACCAACAATTAGTTGATTTAATCGTTCACCTAGAGAAAGACACCTTTCATTTAAATTATTTATATCACGTCTAGCTAATTTCTGCTGACCAACCAGAAGACCTACATTAAAATATTCATACTTAATAGGTGTACCAAGAACATTTTTACAGAAATAAAGTTCTGAGTTAACCGTTAAATAATGAACTGATGTATAGTTTTTACCTATACTTAATTCAAATCCAAAACGTTTAACTTGAGTCTCCCATATTGGATAAAAATCCCTTTCACAAATGAATAGGATATCATCACCATTAATCATTAATGGTAATGTATGGAAACTCGGTACCTTTTTATAGTAGATCTGGAAAGCAGATAAAAAAGCCATTAAATTAGCTAAACATAGGATTGGAAACGATAACGTGGAACCCATCAATTGACCATTAGATTGAATACCAGATTGGATTTTGTCAGATTGACTTGTCCACCCTTGGTAATCAATGTATTGTTCAAATAAAACTGAGGTTAATTCAGAGGCAATCTTGAGTAAATTCTCACTATTATTAATAGAATCTACATCACTCATAATTGACGTATGGATAAGTGTCTTCATTATAAATTTAGACACATTCATATTTAGATTATCTGTTGCAGCTGAATAATCCCCAGAAACCCATATAAGATCCGCATTAGGATCAAAAAGAACACGAGCTCGATCTTGAAGATTGACTATATCGTTCGTTTCCATTGGTCTATTTGTAAGTCTAAAGATTCCAGAGAATTTTTTGGAATCAATAAAAGATAATAAGTCCTTTTGTAAGAACTTACTCATATAATATGGTATATCCTCACCCGCAGTGATTATTCTGACCTTAAGAGGTTCTAAAACAGGAACTGGTCTAACATTTAAAAGGTTAAGCCTATTACCCTGTAA